CTCGGTTGTAGTCATTCTTGGCGCGGGTACTGACGATTTGGTTGTGCTGACTACATGCACTATGCATCCAATGTTATTATCGGGGTATGAGCCGAGGCCAATCTGGTTGTTTTCGGCCCTGGTCCGAATCAGGTTGTACATGTTGTCACCATTAACCATAAAATCCAGATCACCACCACGTTGACGGTTAACCACCAACGCAAAACCCCGTTGTCCGGCTGCTGTGTCCTCGTAGCCGAAAGTCATGCATTCCGTCATAGAAGAATTGCCCGTTCTCCCGCCAATCATCGCAGAGAAAACAACTTCCCCGGCCTCGTCGTCAACGCTAACATCAGAAGAATAAGCATCGATGCTAGCAAACTTCGTTTTAGCGCCAGCGGCGTTCCTTCCATAAAATTCAACTGAACCCAGGCCATCATCATCAGCAGCAGATTCGGAATCTTTGTAAAACTGGATAGAAGCTGGTTTGTTATCTGTGTTGATATTTGTTAGAGAACAAACAGGCTCTTCGGTTGTTGTACTTGAAATGTCTAAATTCGCTGTGGGGTCGTTTGTTCCAATGCCCACTGCAGAACCTGACACGGCAAGAATAGTTTTTCCTCCCGCAACCAAGCCTATGTAATCATCATCAAAGTCAACTTGTGTATTGGTATCGTCCTCGTATTCAATGTCTCCGAATAAACGATTTCCTTTAGAATATAAATAAGCCATAGTGTTTTCTCCTCCACATAATTAGAATCTTCACAAAGAAAAACAGCCACCCCGGAGGATGACTGTCCAAGTAAAAACTTGTAATTGTAAAAGATAACTGAGAATTAGAGAATACGCCAGTCACTCTGTCCAACATAAAGAAAACCAACTGCACCATAAGGTGATTCGATTTTAGGACAAGAAGCACTAACAGTATTACCGTCAATAGAATCCTTTTGAGAACTAGAAATGATAATATAGTTAGTTTGAGTAACGCCTGTTGCCGCTTTAACCCATACAACGTCTCCTTTCGATCCCGAAGGAAGAGCGCAGACTGTCGGAGCAGCAATGTTTCCGAAGTAATTATACCCTTCAGACAACAATTGCCTGGTTGAAGCACTAGTAGCTGTACCAGCTTGAGTTGAAAGAACTCCAGCCGTTGCAGTTAAACCAGCACCAGCCATGTCAGAAACAAAGTTGGTTCGAGTTCGTGTTATAATATTAGAAGTTACACTATCTTTTGCTACTATGAAGTCAGCAGCATCGATAGCCGCAGCAGAATCTGTGTTTAACTTTACATCATTATTGGCGGTAATCAGCCCGGCGAAATCAGATTCACCCACGATGGATAAATTAGCTGCACCAGAAATGTGACTAGAAGCAGACAATTGTCCATTAACTTCTAATACCCCGATGGAAAGCTCCATCAAGTCAGTATCGCCAGTAACTCCAATATCGCTTTTGTTTGCAAGCTTTATTGAGGCACCTTGAATCAAACCAGCACCAGAAATACTAATAACATTTGCCAACGCTCTTGTTTGAGCCACGATAACAGAATTATTAATGGTCAACGTAGCTCCTGAAAGACCAGCAGAACTAGAAACAGTTCTAGCAGCCAATGATCCAGCTTGAGCAGCGCCGGCACCAGAGATGGTAGTAACATTACCTAAAGCCTTTGCTTGACTAACAATAGCAGCGCCGTTAATTGTCAACGTAGCTCCTGAAAGACCAGCAGAACTAGAAACAGTTCTAGCAGCCAATGTTCCAGCTTGAGCAGCACCTGCTCCAGAAATGGTAGTCACATTCTGAAGAGCTTTGCCGCTACTCAGAAGAACAGTACCATTCACACCGATACCACTCTTACCATCACAAGTTCCGTCAGTCGAAATATTCTCACCTGAGATCAAGCCGGCGCCAGAAACTGAAGTTGCAGCCCTCAAAGCACCTGCTTGAGTTGCAACGGCAATTCCATTAATATTCAAAGATGCAGCCGAAAGAGCAGCAGCACCAGAGATAGTAGTAACATTTGCCAAAGCTTTTGCTTGACTAACAATCGTCGAACCGTTAATTGTTAATGAAGCGCCAGAAACGCCAGACGCACCAGAAACAGCCCCAGCCTTCGTTAGAGAAACAACTGTTGTAGCAGAATCGTTCTGTACTTTAACAGCACCTTCTTGTGTAAGGTTACCGCTCAAAATAGCGGCCCCTAATTGAAATTTATAAGCCATATTTAAATCCTCCTAAGATTTATGAAGTATAAGACGTAAAAACGCCAGAACCCCGGACGTACCGAGGTCCTCGATAGATAAGTAGTTTATAAACAGCCAAAAAGATAAGAAAAAAAAAGATTTTTATTTGTATAAAACTAATCAGCAATTCCGCGACTAATTACAAGATTCTCCAATCTTTATTAGAAGCGACGTATATAAACGCTAAAGCGCCATAAGGCGATTCCATGTCTATGTGATTAACTCCATCAATAGTGTCACCAGATTGGGACCCAGAGATTCGAATGTAATTGGTTGCACTAGTTCCAGGACCTGCTTTAATATGTACCACGGCACCTATGGAAGCAGATGGAAGACTCACTATCGTTGGGCTAGAAATTGTTGTAAAATAGTTATAACCCTCAACCAGAACATCATTGGTAGATAGTGGGCCGTTAACAGTAGTCGATCCACCGCCACCTGATCCACCAGCGGAACTAGTTAACACAATTTGCCCTGTTGTATCAATTCCCAAGTAACTACCGGGACCCGCTAAAGATCCTGTCAAGAGTCCCAAGATCTTCACTGGGTTGCCACTGGAGGATACATTGAGAGTCCCACTCAGTGCCAAGGTAGAAGTTGGTTTAGCAGTTCCAATCCCCACTCGTTCCGAAGATGCTGTGAGAATTAAATAACCACTAGAGTCGGTATACAAATCGGAGAAAACATTTGCAGATACGCCAAATACAAATTTTGAATAAGATAATCGAAGTTGGGGAGCTGTGTTTAGAACCTCCAAGGGTCGGGTAGGATCATCGCGTCCAATTCCAATGCGGCTATTTGAATTTTTTGCAAAAAGAGCGTTAGAATTGAAATTGACATCTCCTGTAACCGTCAAGCCAGTCAGCGTCCCGAGAGAAGTTACGTTGGCCTGAGCAGGCGTTGTGAGGGTTCCACCGACATTTGTGGCAGTTAATGTTCCGACACCAGAAATGTCCCCACCAGTCATGGTAGCCGTACCATCGGTAAGACTACTACCCGTAATACTCCCGGTAACTGCTAAGGTTTCTGTAATTATAACTGCACCGGAGACATGAAGATCCGTTTCCGGCGTCTCCGTGCCTATCCCTACTTTTATGGAATCTTTATCTTTGTTAAGTAAGATAACAGAATTTGCGCCGGCTTCATCCATCTTGATCATAGATTTCCCGCCGGCTTTAATGTGAGCCTGGTCGGCTTGAAATCTGATATAGGTGTTGTCGTCTCCATTATGATAAATGAATTCATCAACCCCGATATTTCCTCCGACATCCAATGTATAAGTGGGATGCGCGGTGCCTATGCCTACTCGGTTGTTCCCAGTGTCGAGAACCCACGTATTAGAATCATAATTTAGTCCATTCGGAGCCGAAGCACTGGCGGCATTAAAGGTTAATGTGTCTGTCGATGCATCTCCAAATGTGATATTGTTGGCAGACACAATGAATTCTGACACCTTAGCGTGTAATGATCCTGAGACCTCCAAGTTGCCGCTCACTCGCATGTGCCCATTGACATCGAGCATTCGCGTAGGAGAGGATGTTCCGATACCAACTCGTCCCCCAGATGCCGACAAGACCAAATGGCCTGTGCTTGTGGTTTGCAAATCTGTCATAATCAAAGGATTAAACCCAGCTAACCTCTGGTAAGTAAGTCTTAACTGAGCGAGGCCAGTGCCGTCTAATACCTCTAATTTTTTAGCAGCATCGGGAACTCCAATGCCCACATTCCCGCTAAGATAGGATTGCCCAGAACAACTCAAAGTGGTCAATGTTCCTAAAGAAGTAACATTTGGCTGGGCGGCTGTAGCAAGAGTTCCTGCAAGGTTGGTAGCTGTTAGCGTTCCAACCCCAGAAATGTTGCCACCTGTCATGGTAGCCGTACCATCGGTAAGAGAAACAACCTTAACGTGACTAGCTGTTAATTGAGTAAACAGCCCGTGAGATCCTGAAAATCCCACAGATGAAGTCAGTGCTCCGGTAATGGTGACAGTACTTGAAGCATCTGTCCCTAGGATCGTATTACCACTTACGAACAAATTACAGGACGCTGTGAGCCAATCTCCTGACGGAGTTACAGTTAAAAAACCATTCGAATCTACACCCAACGTAGAGCCCTTGCTTTCATTATATGAAAGTTTTAGTTGAGCAGCGGTGGATAGAACCTCCAGTTTGTTATCAGGATACTGGACTCCGATACCAACCTTACTGTTGGCGTTATCTAATGACAGAAGGCCAGAAGCAAAATTTAAATCATTGGGTATAGAAGCAGTAGCAGCATTGAAAGTAAGCTGGTCGGTGGAGGAGTCTCCAAAAGTGATAGTGTTTGCAGAGACTACAAAATCCGTTACTCGGGCACTAAGAGTTCCTGTGATCTCGAGGTTGCCGCTAACTCTCATGTGTCCGTTAACATCGAGCATCCGAGAGGGAGTTGCAGTACCAATGCCGACGCGCTGGGCGCTGGCTGTGAGAATAAGATATCCGGTATTGGTGGTATAAACATCGGTATACACATTATTGGAAACGCCGAAGATGTATTTCGAATAAGATAATCTGAGTTGCTCGTTGGCATCGAGAACTTCTAATTTCTTCTGTGCGTGTATCCTCCCAATACCTATTTTATTGGTTGTGGAGTTGACATTCAGGGTGTCCGTATCTACTTGCAAGTCTCCACTGCAAGTAAGCGTTGTAAGCGTCCCCAGTGACGTTACATTGCCTTGCGCAGCAGTAGTAAGCGTACCACCTAGGTTCGTTGCTGTGACCGTCCCTACGCTGCTTAAATCGCCTCCTGTGAGAAGCGCGGTTCCATCAGTAATTGTCGTCCCTGTTAAGTGAGTAAACTGTGCTGTAGATGAAGAAATGTCAAGAGAAGCAGTTAAGCTGCCGATGAGCGATAAATTGGTTCCATTGAATGTAAAATTGGCCTCAGCGTTGATGCCGTCAGAATCGATACTTGTAATTATACGATTATTCGAAGGGTTCGTATACTCCTTGATTAATCCTGCTCCACCAGCGGGAACCGAAGAGGTTAAAACTACGAGGTTATTAGAATCCAGTGCTAAATAATGAGCAAATGTGCTGCCGGCACCTGTTTGGATTCCTCTAATCTTTAAAGGATTTGTGGAGGAAGTTAATAAAATGCTTCCTGTAAAGATGTGAGTATCATCTGTACTATTGCCAAATTTGGTATCCCCCGAAGCACTAATGTTAGTAACCGTTTCATTAACTACATTAATGTTGTATTGGTTAGCCGTCAGGGTTCCAGATACATAGACAGATCCCGTGATAGTAACGGTATCTTCTGTAAAAGTAAAATCAGCGCTACCTGTCTGGGTAACAGCATCTTTGAATAGCTGGACGGATCCGCTGATCCCTCCAGGTTCGCCGCCGCCGCCTGCTACATATGCCCAGCCGTAGTTCCCCACATTGGAGCCCCTATCCTACGCCGATTGAACCGGACCAGTTCCTGAGAGAATTTCCGGCTGAACCAGTCGCAAAATTTCTCCTGTTGGGGCCAGGAGATACTCCTACGTTATCAATTTGTCTAGTGGGTATGTTTGTTAAGCCGGCAAGGACAGTAACACTAGTGCAGCTTCCAGAGAACCAAATTTCTGTTAACTTTAATTCGAGTGGTTCAGTGNCTCTGTCTCCTTGAACAATAAAAAATTCTCTCTTCCCANNTCCCACCACTGACCTTTGAGAAAAGCCCACATGCGTACCGAGACCCTGGGTTTCATTTATAATCTTTACCCAGCGGGTTACATAAGGGAAAGCTACTCTTACTCCGTCGGTGATGGCTGTGTTTATTCCACCCGATACAAAAGGCGCGCCACTAACTTGGTATGATCCCACATTACGAAGTCCTACCGTATAAACATTCTTTAAACTCATTTTTGTTTCCCTCTATTTCCTAAGTAGTATTTCACTTCAATTTTGTCTTCGTTGTCTTTTTCGAAGTTCTTTTTTTTGCTTGGCTATGGCGCGTTTTTTCGCCAATCTTCTTTTCACTGACGGTTTGGTATAGCGTTTGCGATCCTTGAACTCATCGATAATTCCTAATTTTTTGCATTTCTTAATAAATCTTTTGATGAATCGGTTGGGATCCTCGTTCTTCCGAGGCTTTGCAATGTGATTGGTGGCCATTTAATTTCCTGCTAGTTTTTTCCACGTTCCCGAAGGAAGCCCAAATCCGGATAGATCAACGCCTGGGTCATGAGGAGAAACTCCTTCCAGAGCTGTCGTGCCTCCTTTCCCTCCTTTTTTCTCGGGTATCATGGCTGTGGTTCCTTCAAATAGATCCACTCCATTAAAGGCATCGCGGCCGATGGCATCGAGCATTTTCTTCCTATTCTCTTTGAGTTGACCCTGTCTTTTGCTATAGCGTTGTTTGGCTTCCTCATCCGTTTCAAGGCGCGGNTGCTTTTTTTCACGCACCACTTTTTGCGTCGAAGTTCCTTTCATTACTTCAGAGATGATAGTAGAAAGAGTCCCCTCTTCAAAGATAACCTCTTTAATACACTCTTTAATCAAAGGCTTTAAAATCTTTTTCAGTTCTGCTTTTTTCATTTAATCTCCGAGAATTTTTTTAAAGAGGTCATTGATGCTGTTTTCTTTGACCTCGCGCAACCGGTGGGAAATGTTTACATTAGACGCCTCCGGAAAAATGTAGGCATTGACGGTCGATGGCTCGGCTACCACATCAAAACAAATTAATTGAAAATCATGCTCAACGGTTACTGTGCCGTTAGAGCTTTCAGTAACTGAGCCAAGTCCGCGAGATGAAATGCCTAATTTAACTCCCGCATTCACCAAATCCTTTAAGATACGTCCTGACGGGGTATCCAATACTTTGAGCTTTCCCATCACATCTTTACCTTCCCACCATACATCGGTGACAATGTGTGATACGTTCTTAAGATTGACCACTGAGTCGTCAGGGTGATCAAGTTCGCCGCAAGCCCTGTCATCTTTAACTACTTTTAAGTAATTATCGATTTCTCTTTTTAGAACATCGGAGGGATAAACCCTTCCGTTTCCATTCTGTTTATCCGCGGTTTGCAGGCGTCCTGATAAATACAACGCGCCATTTTCCATTTCTCTTTTTTCCTTTTCAGTCAAAAGATCTTGGCAAATACCGTCTTTACACAGTGCATGAAATTCTCTTAAAAGTTTTTTCTTCATCTTATTCCTCAAATAAAAGAGCCGCCGGCGCTACCGGCGCGAGTCAGTTCCCGCTGCAGCAACGGCGAACAGGTTGTAACATCCATCGTTTAATCGTCAACATAATCACCTCCTGATCTCGACGATACTCTCAAACCAAAGTCATCGACAATCATTGAGAGTAAATAAGTTGTTCCGCTTCCCAAGCAGGATAANCAGAACATATTCCCGAGAGAATATTCAAANGTAAATAGTTNTGTGTGGCTGTTTATACAAAATAAAAAGAGGGAAGCCCAGAATCCCAGGCATAAAGGACAATGGAAAAGCCACGTCCACATTCTCTGTGGGTCTTTTGCGGGTCGTATACCATTGAATATGGAACCATGAACCAAAATAAAAGTAAGACCATACGACGTTAAAATAAAATAAACTAAATCCACCATCACCTCTAAAATGTATAGCGCCCGTAGATGTAAGGAGCAAAAATGCTATCAACATTGATCGACCCTTTCTCTGCAGCTTGGGGAACTTTACCTAGAGCTGTGGACGGATCTGGATCTAATAGTTCGTTATCTTCCATCTCTTCATACGCGGTGGTTCCTTGCATGTACGGCTGTTCGGTCTTCATCCATTCGGCAATATTTAAAACTGTAGCTTTAATAGGATCGTGCGTCGAGGATTCCATAATGATTCCTTCAAGCGATCCATAAATGTTACCCCCCTGTATTGAATCAAACTCGATGATCCCCTGTCTTTTCAAGAATTCCAACAAACGAGATTCTGCGCCGTATACAACATCTGAAACTATGTCTTTGGCAAAAGTGACCACTTTGTTGTTTTGGGGTTGAATAACAATGTCGATGTCTTTATGATCAAGGATCATTAAATCCCCATTGAGAGCAGCACGAAATTTTAATTGAAATTCTAAAGTTTCTTTTTCTTCACCCTTGAGTTCCACGGTGAGATCAGGTGTTCGCTCTTCTTCTTCGGGTGTGCCGACAGTTACCTTAAGTGGCATTTTTGGATACCTCCGCTACTAGATCTTGAATGTAAAAAATTTCTTCAATCATTTGTTGATTTATAGGCCTTTGTGTGTAGTTGTCCAGCTTTTCCTTAACTTTTTTAAAATTTTCCTTATTGGGGGAAGTCGACCCCTCTACGATGTGCTCCTGCACGGAGCTCTTGAGACGCCCAATCTCTTCGTTTAAAAAACTCTTAAGTCCTAGACCATTATCGGAAAAGGAAACAATGTAGTTGGTCAAGAGATCTTTTTGTTCGCTTCTCAATGTTCTTTCGTAGGCAGTATTAAACTTATTTACAAAAGTTCTATACTCAAGATTATCTAGATGCTTCATTTCGGTTAAAACATTTTCTTTGCGCCCCAGAAATTTAACAAGATTTTCTTCAAGCATAATTCTTTTTTTAGCTCCCAGNCGCTGGTTTTGAAAATAAAGACCAAACGATGCAATGTCTTTATAGTTAGGAATAAAATTTGAAAAAACGCCTACCTCAAGCTCATGGTTGATTCGATTGATAAGTGTTGTTTGGGCGTTAAAAATTTTCTTCCGATTTAATCCATAAAAATCTTTTTTGGTTTCTTCGAGGAGTCTTTTAGAAAACCCTTCCCCTAGCGAATTGCTCTCTAGGAGGGATGTATAGAGGAGAAGTTCTTTACGCAATTCACTTTTTTTATGGAAAAATTCTTTTATAATTCGCTGGGTAATTAATTGTCTTTTTTTGTCTTCTCGAACGATTGCTCTTGTTAATTCTTTTATAAGGCATTCGTAAAGAAAAGCGGTATTTCTTTTCTTATTATGTTTCATCTTTATCTACCTTGGATAATGACTCGATCAATGATTTGATTTCAAAGTCAGTATTAAATAGTCTGTGCTCTTCTAAAATATCTGATTTTTGTTCCTCTACAACGCCACGAGCGAGAGAGTCTAAGCCTCCAAAACCCACTTTTCCTGGGAAGGTTTTTCGAAGAGTTCCAAGCTCGCCCGAGAATGCAGCGGTCGTCATTTGTTTTTTCCTGCCGCCCTTTCGATAGGATGATTGATGTCTTTTGTACTTTCCGCGCTTTTTGGGTCGAGCGTTATCTTTACGCTTGCCGGCAGGTTCTGCAAGAAGGACTTCTTCTTCCTCATCGCCGCCTTCGCCTTCGTCGCCGAGGTCAAGATCACCACCTTCCTCGCCTCCCAGATCCATATCTCCACCGAGGTCTCCGCCCAGATCACCGCCCAGATCACCTCCCATTTCGCCTTCTTCACCGGCGGCAGCAGCGTCCAGTTTTGCAGCGAATTTTCTATCAAAAAACATTTCTCTTTGCATTCGAATGTATTCGTCTTCGGAAAGACCCAAAAGATTTTGAGCAACCCAGCGATGAGAGAAGTAGCCTTCGGTTGCACCACCGGCAATCTCAAATTTAGTTTTCCAATGTTCTAGTTCTTGCATTTCCGCAATCTTGCTAGGGTTGTTAAGCGAAAGATCAAAATTCAATAAATCGTCTCCTCTAAAACCCAGGGTAAACAAATGAATAATTCCCATTTTCTCCAGCTCGGCTACTACAACTCTCTGTAGTCGCTGGATAGTTCTTGCAAAACGGATATCTTTTTGGGCGAGAGTCGTTTTATCTTCCGTGGCACCTTCTCCCATCGATAGATACGACTGAGGAACTTTAAGAGCAGAAAATAATTTATCTCTCAAATACTTTACATCTTCAATCTGAGCTGTGAATTGTCCCCCAGCAAGATTAACTATATCCGTAGATGATGTCCCGCCTCGTATAGGAATAAAGTAGTCTTCCTCAATCGACAAAGGATTATACCGCAAATCCACACGGCCGCTTGTTGGGTCTACAACTTGATGCCTCTTCATTTGAGTCATTACTTTTTGCATATATTGCTCAACATCTTGAGGAGCAATGCCGCCTACATCAATTTTAAAAATTCTACGATCTGTTGCGCGAATGATTCTATAAGCCATCATCGCATCCTCTAGAAGTATTAACTGCCTCCAAATGCGTCGGGATGCTTCTAAAACTGACGTTCCATAAGGAGCATATTTATCATTTCCAAGAATTCTAAAGTGTGCCATCTGCCAGTTCTCTAGCGTCATACCTGCTGAGTTCCATTGAAACTGCACATAATTAGGGTTTGTAGGGTCTTCGCCCTCTAGCCTTTCAATCTCTTGAGGAGGCAATCCGATGACATTCCGAATACCTTCGTGTTCATCGATGTCCAAATACAAGAAAAAATCACCGTATTTACACATTGTCCGTGCCCAACCGAATAAGTTAGAATTAACATTAAGAATGTTGTAATATAATGAATGAAGAATAAATTTGATCTCTTCATTTGCACATTTAATATTTAACATGGGGGACAATACCGAGTGTGTGGTCATCTCATCAGCATAAATGTCAAGAGAAGATGCAATTTCGGGCGTGTATTCCATTTGATCAAAATCTATGTATCGTTCTCCTCTATTTCTGTTCGCGATCATATTGATCGCAGTGTTGTTCATTGGGTTAAATTCTGCCTTTTTGAACTGAAGCCCTGAAGTAGACTTGAATTGAGAAGCAAATCGGTCTAGCTGGAGCCTTCTTATCTGTCTTCCTGTTTGAGTTCGTCGATTGACGATGGGACCCGAAAACAGTCTCGTTAGAGATTTAAATAAACTGTTTTGATCATTGTAGGGGCTCTTATCATTACGTGCCATTTTTTATCCTTTATAAATCCAAAAAAATTCTTTCATTTTTTTTGCTTCTTCATCTTGTTTTACGGTTGCGTTGTCGTATCCTATCTGTCCTTTAATTTTGGTACTAAAAGTCTGAGTGGATTTCATAATCCCGCCCAGCATGGCTTTCTTGTATTCAATGTCTCGTTGGTTTTCTTCGAGCGCTGTATCACGTACCCAACATGCAATAGCCAAAGACATGACGAGATCGTCATTGTAAGAGCGCATTGCTTGGGGTTTGCCATTATACCAGATAAAAGTTTTAAATTCATGAAAAATCCTGCTTGAGTTTACTTTAATTAGTTTGTTTCGGATGTACTCTTCCAATTTAGCCACAATTAAAGGCCTCGTTTTAGTACTTGTGGTAAATCCCATTACGGCTCGATCATTACTTTGAGCTAAATAAGCTTCTACATATTCATGTGTTGATTTGATAGAATAGTATAATTTGGGATATTCCAATGATTTCAATTTTTCTAAGATGGAGATCCCAATTCCATTATTTTCAACCACCAAAAGGCAGTTACCGTATTCTTTTCCCGCTTCGTTCAGAATGCTTGAATAGAGATCTAAATTAGGCTTCCCTTGATACTCCGCGACGATTTCCATCGTATCTAATCTTAGAATATGAAATACAGAGAAATCAGCACCATCGCCACGAGCCACATCGGCCACAAGTAAATAACCGACTCCTTCAACATATTTTTCCCAGATCCAAAAATTTCTATCATACCCTGTTTTATATAGAGGGTCACGGACGTTTTCGAACAACCACTCCATGTCATCGGGGTGAATGACAGTTTCGCCCGACGTATTAAAGTTGCATTGCAGCTCTTGAGCTATCTGTCTTCTCGACATATTTTTTGTTTCTTTTGTAAACCACTCTTGGTTTCTTTCAGGGTGAACATCCCAAGGTAACATAATCGAATGAAAATCATTCTCTCCTGCCTCGGCATCAACGTAAGCCTTATGGAACCAGTTTCCTACCCCTTTAGGGGTCGATAAGGCTATACAGCGGCCTCCTGTGGACAAAGTGGGGTAAAGACCTGTCCACAACTCTGCAAGCCCCTCAACGTGTGCTGCCTCGTCTATAACGAGTAATGACAACGCTTCCGATCTACCCGCATCACCAGAGGTGGTTCCGGCTTTGATCTGAGATCCGTTTGATAATTCGAATGAAGTCTTGTTATCCGTGACGATCTTTGAAATTTTAATCCAATCTGGAAGATGCTTCATGATTGATTTTACTTTTCTCACCAAGTTCGCAGCCGTTCCAAATTTGGTAGCGATAACAAGGATGTTCTTGTCTCGATGAAAAAGCATAAACCAGACAATGTATCCCGCTGAGATTGTGGAGATACCTAACTGTCTGGCTTTAAGAATAATATTGAATCGATAATCATTAAAGTCTTTAAGGAGATCTTTCTGATAACCGTAAGTTTTAAAAGGGATTAACCCCTTTAGAGGGTGGGAAATGCGACAATAATTATCGATAAAAAATTGTGGATCCTTACCGCATTTCACAATCTCTTTTACAATTTCTTGCTTGGAGAGCTTAAAGGCCATTAAATCCTTTTATTTTTTTTTGGGAGGGGCAGTGCGGCGCGGCTTAGAGGCAGCTACAACATTTTTCAATTCTTCTCTAATAATAGCTTGAAGTTGTTCTTTTGTAAGTTTCATTTTTTATTCGCTCCTTTTTTATAAGTTTCGTTCTCGGGACGCTTTGTAGAGTGTTGCGCCAAGAATTTTTTCATCACCTCGTTCTCAGTGTCCCTTGAAGGCTCAAGAAGGGGTGTTGCGTCCACTCCAGAGATCTTATAGTGTTGATAGGCTTGCACCCAAGTACGAATGCGAGAAGTACTCTGTACGAGGATCTTAGGCTCACCTTTTTTAGTAAGGGTGACTCCTTTTCCTGTAACCTTTTTGTATTCCTTTTGGAGGAACTTCTTTATTTCGTTTAACATGCTTTCGGTGTCTTGTTCAAATTTAGGATCTTGAACTGACTTCAGCGGAATGTCTGATTGGTAAGTGATACAGATTGAATCCGCAGAAAACTTAACGCCAAAACCGTCGTTAACGCGTTTATCTAAAATTGGATGCCCTTCTTCACGGCGGAGGCCCACTTTGTGAACTTGATCACCAAGAGTATAGCGCTCGTCATGGGCGCCGTCCCAAGCATTTGCGGCTGCTTGCGCAAGCCCTTGAATAATTTCTAGTGTGTTACTTGAACTCATTATTTGTTTTCCTTGTCTTCTTCACGAGCCTTTTTAGCAGCTTCAGGTGCATACTTAGCAGCAGCATTAATAATTTTCTTTCTTTCCTCAGAGGTAGTGTTGTGTCCTCTGAGTTTGATAGCGGATTCCGCACTCTTTTTATCAAAAATAGGAAATCTCCCACCAGACAAAACAGCATGGTCATCTCGAGCTTCGGCAGAAGGCGCACCAGAAGGAGTTCTGTTTGNTTCTTCGTCTCTGTTTCCAAGGGGACCGAATTGTCCTCCAGATCGTGTCTCAAACGTCTCAACTTTCAACATCATTTTTTCTAATTCTTCTTGGATAATTTTCTTAAATTTGTTTGGTGTAAGTTTCATTTCTCGGGTCTCCAGCCTGTCTTCCACCGCTCTTCTCTATCTTCAACCCATTGAATATAGCATTGATAACAACATTCAAATTTGGTCATGTAAACGTCATCATTGGATTTAAATGAATAAGTATTACATACAGGACAAGAGCGCCGTGATTCTTCTTTAAGTAGTTTTGAGGGGATAAAAACGCCATAGATCTCTTCTTTGTCTAAATCTTCTGTGTCCGCATCTGGGGCGTAAGATTCTTTCAATTGTTGGAGATACTCTTTTTCTTTCTCATCGTCCCAACGGGACTTTGGGTTGACCACTGTTTCATCGCCATACTTCTTAGCAATGGCCTGTTCTACTTTAACGGCGTAGTTTGGGTCTTTTTTATTCATCTAGCCGCCGAGAGCATTCCATAGATAAACTCACCCAACTCTGCATCGGTAGTTATTTGCAAAACATTTTCAATATCGACTTCGGTATAGCCATGATCATAGTAGAGTTCATCCCACGCTTGTTGAGGCAGCATATTTTTCCAACCGTCGGTTTGGAGAATTGCGTTCTTGACTTCTTCAGCACCGCGGTCTTCTCTGATGGCTTCCTTTGTGATTGCTTCGATTTCTTCTTTAATAATTCGCTTTAGTTGTTCTTTAGTTATTTTCATTGATTTCCCTCACTGAATAGTATGTTCCCAGCGAGGTTCCTGACGCTAGCATAAAGCCGCCGAAGAATGCCCACATGGTTTTGTTTGGTTTCATTTCTTTTCTCAGAGATTCGATCTCGGTGTCTCGAAGCTCCAATAGAGTTGCATTTTTTGCTTGTTCTGTTTCCAACTCTGCTTTTAAATAGTCTATTTCAAGTTGTAATTCCGCTTTTGTTGTTGCAACTGCTAATGATTTTTGGATCTCGCACTGCTCAACGGACATTTCACGACCGGCAATTATGTTGGCCACCGCCTCATCGTTCATTAGACGACCGTCAAAGGGTGCTACGTCGCCTTCTTTGAGATGGATGAGCATTGGGTCGGCTAACGCTGTAGCAAGCAAGAATAGCAGCATCACTTGTCTTCCGGAGTCATTATTAAAATGCCAAACTCCTCGGCAAGGATGCGATCAATCTTTTCGGGGTTGCCCTTGTTTTCTTCGACTAATTTGCGAACCCGCTCTGCTTTTAAAAGCTCTGCTTGGTTGTTAGAGTCGTTAGCCGTCTTCTGGGCAATTTGAAGAGCGCGTTTATATTTCAAATTTGCCGTGGTCTGCATTTCTGTTTTCTTATTTGAAGCTTCTTCGATTGCGGAGGCTTCTTTTCGATAAAGTTCTCGTGCCATTCGAAGTTGGGTTTTATAAGCTTTGATTTTGCTTCGGCCGAATGCATAGGAAATAATAAGAAATGCCGCCACGACGAGAATGCGCCAGTGATGGAAGCACCATAATTTTACCTTTTCCCACTTGAGCTTCATTTTTAATCATCCTTTTAAATGTTTTGAGAAATTATATAACGACCAGGGCTCCCTGCTCCCTCGCTAGACCAGCGCGGAGGCAATGTGAGTGTATTAATTCCCTGGAGTACATCATCTTCGTCATAATGCACTGACCATTGCCCGTTTTCAAAATCAGCCTCGAGTTCGACAGGCTGTGCTCTCATCCAGGCAGCAAGGTCTTCGGGCACACGATCAATCTGAGGAGGGGTTAGACCTCCTTGGTCGCTAGGGTAACCTGCAACAGGAGCTATCGAAAGTTCAGATAGAGTTTCTGTAATTAAAGCCTTAAGTTTTTTAGAGGTAAGTTTCATTCGACAGTCCTCTGTTGGGGAGCAATTGTATGAAGGAACCAATCAACGGCTTCGTCGGCGGGGACTCCGCCGAGGAGTTCAGACTCAAGTTCAATGAAAGAAATTAATTCTTCTCTGCCTTCGTTTCTCTGGTAGAAGGGGAGAAGCTCATCGATGAGAGCTGACCCCATTACAGAGACATTATGTGAAATCTTGTCGGCGGATTCAGCACCGAAGACTTGTTCGGCTGAAGCTTGAGCATCCCAGTCTTCACTAAGAACGCCTTGAAGCTCTTCTTTAATTATTGTTTTCAGTTGTTCTTTTGTAATTTGCATTGTTTTAACCTCCGTGCTTCCACGATTTTGCGAAATCAATGGAGGCTTGTCCGCCAATGTAACATACGGCAATCATCCCCCAAATGTCGGGATCCAGATTAGCACATACCATTAGAAGAGTAGCTGTGAGAAACACAAGCAATTTGCGGCTCACCACTTTCTCCTGTAAAGTGTCCAACATCCCTTTATCTTTATTCTTGAGATACAATTCTTCTTCTACCATTTTTTTTATTTCTTCTTTTTCCATTATCCTTTCCCTTCTAGTTTTCTGCCGAGAGGCCCCGAGCCCAACTCTTTATATTTTCCAGTCGCCTTGAGCTCTTCGTATTTAGCCGACACTTCTTCTTCTGATGGTTCTCTTCCGAGTTGTTTCTTTAATGCTTTTTCAACACGCCCCATTGAAAGGATTGGCTTCTTTACAGGATCCTTGTAGCTGAAGTGGCCACCAGGGCTTGTTGAGGCGCTTCCGCCGACTTCCATAACAGCTTCGAGTTCTTCTTTAATGATTCTTTTTAATTGTTCTTTAGTTATTTTCATTAGATTTTTACCTTTGCATAACCATCTACTTTTTGAATATCAATTGTCGTATCGACAATGTCTTTGAGAGATTCCAGATGGGAAATCAAAAGAACCGTTTTGAATTGACCTTTGATCATTTGAAGAAGGCGGATAAAGCCCTCCATATGCTCTTCGTCCAATGCGGTTGCAGGTTCGTCAAGTATAAATAGTTCGGATTTTGGTAAATTGGTCACGGAAATGAGCCCTAAGCGAATAGCCATTGATGCAATCGTCTTCTCCGCGCCTGATCCCATCGATAATGGGCGCGGATCATATTTTGGATGTTTAATGTAAATTTCTAATTTATCTCCCACATTTTCGAAGAAGACTTCGAAGTCCACAAGAGTGTTGAGAATAGAAGAAATCTCCGAATTAATGATGGGGAGCATCGATTTAATTACTTGATAGGATACACCATTCGCATGCATTGCTCGAATAAATAAATCAAAGGCAACATAATCACGTTCAGCATCTTCAATCTGTTGGATTTTTTCTCGAGCCTCTTCAATCTGGCGGCGTGTTGCTCCCTCTTCTGACATAAGAGATAAAACTTTTTTGTTACAATAGTCCATTTCTTTTTGTTTTTTAACTATTGTAGTTTTTATTGCCCTTAAGTCTCTCTGGAGCGATTCCATGTTTTCGTAGGCTTCTTGATTTTGGTAATAATGATCAATCTGTGCGTTGATGTCCTCGATCTCTTTTTCCGCAAGAGCCTCCTTACTCTGGTTTGCCTCATTTTGCGCACGTGTCTTTTGTATCTTCGCCTCATTGGTCTTACTCTGGGTTATCTTATCTTTATAATCCGTGATGGCTCTGTCGATAGATTTAATGTCTATGGCGTCCACCACATGTTTATTATCTTCTCTTTCGTTATCAATCCTATCGCGCCTTTCTTGAACTTGCACAATTTTTTTCTTTGCTTGTTGGGCTTCTTTTACAAATTGGTTATCACAACAATACTCACATTTAGGATCGTACTGATGGTCGTGTAATAGATTGATCTTGTTTTGATAATTTTTAATTTTAGAAGTTAAATCTCGACTTTCATTTTTAAGCTTCCTCTCAAGTTCAAGACGAGATTGATAAAATTCTTGACGACCAGTATATTCTGCCAAATCAAAGCCGGCTATAAAGCTTCGTAAACGCTCTTTCAGCGCTTCCAATTCTTTTAACCTCTCACTACCATAATAAAAAGCTTCAGAAGCACTCTGGCATTCTTTTTGCTTGCTCTTGAGCGTCTGTTTAAGATCATCAATGTCAAGCCAATCGGTACCGACATTCTCTAACTGATCTTCAATGATTTTTCTTTCCTCTTTCAGGACTCCAACCCGAGCAGAATGTTTTTCACATAAGTCAGTTTGATCTGCGACTTCTTCTTTAATTTCAATTAAAGCTTCTCTGCTCCACTGAAGTTTCTTTCTCCAATCGGTAGAGTTGAGGTGTTTAATAACCCCTTTCATCTCTGTTGAGTCTTTCTTGGCTAGTTTATGTTTTGCTTCAAACATTTTAAGATCCAAGAACTTGGCAAGAATCTCCTTGCGTTTTGTGGATCCTTCGTTAATAAAGCCAAAGGCATCAGTTTGTGATGCCATGGACGTTATCATAAAATCACTGAAAGTGCCAAAAGTTTTTTGAATATTTTTATCTGTCTCGTTGCGGGTCATTCCGTTTTTACTTTCGTAGTGTTCACCTAGCGCATAACGAGAAAAATCCAATTCCGTTCTGGCTTCTTTAGTCTTTGCACCTTTTAGTGTTTTTTCGTACTTTTCGAGATTTCGTGTAATCGTGTAGGAATCATCACCGACTCCGATCTCGAGTTGACACTTAGCTTTTTGTTTATTTTGATTGATGATGTGGACATTCTTTCTCTCTCCTTTGGATGTGGTGTTAAATAAGCCGAATAAAGCCGCGTCTATAATGCTGGACTTACCAGAGTAATTTTTTCCGAAGATTCCAACTAAACCGTTCAATTTGTCGAAATCGATTTCATTCTTCTCACCGTAATTAAATAGGTTGTTCCACTTCATTTTCTTCAGTTTCCAAACAATATTTCTGGACACATCTTCGGAGCCCTCAATTTGCTTGGAATACTTACGATTGAGTTCCAAAACCCTGTCTAGCACTTCAGGAGAAATTTCTTTATCCGACAAAAATGCTTTAATGTATTTCTCTTGAGTATTCTGATCTCGCATGTTAATTCTTTCGCCGTCATTTTCTACAACAACCTGAGAGGAATAACCTGCTTTGTTCACGAAATTAACAGAATAAGGATTCCACTGTGCATTGGCATAATCACAAGCTCTACGAAGTTTCACCAGAGGCAAGTTATAATTTGATACCAATCGTAGTCGTGCATTTTTGGGCACATCTACTTTGGGGATAGTTCCATCTTGATTAATCTCTACCGTTACAAAAGGCCGAGGAGACATAAAAAGTCTCTTTTCAACATTAAAATTTTCCTTATCGCGAATGTTCCACAGAAGATATCCCTTTCTAAGAGACTCTCCAAAATTTTGTTGAACCGTCGATCCAGCATACCAGACTCTTTTTTCGGGATCTAAGTATTGTGATCGATGGATGTCCCCAAGCATTGCAAAGTCAAAGTCACGAAAGATATCTACCTCGTCTTCTCCGTTTTCCAAGCTCCAGCCATCCGATACCTTACAGCCCATAATCGCTCCGTGATAAAGAGCAATGTTAATCTTGGACATGTCAGAGGGAGAGACCCAATTCTCCCTATCGAATACCGAGAGGACATTTAGGCAAACCGATTCGGTCAAATGGGTCTCCCCAGAATCTTTCAATAAATGTAAATTAGGATGCTGTAGTGCCTCTATTATTGGAGTTATGGCATCTTGTCTGTTTTCGTTTTTAAGATTACCATCGTGATTTCCCAGGATTATGTAAGTAGGGGCGATGTCTCCTAAGTTTTTTAGAAACTCAGATGTTAATTCAAAATATTCAGGAGAAAGATGAGTTTTGGTATGAGCCATGTCTCCTGTGTGTATAATATAATCAGGATCATCTTGTAAAAGTCTGTCATAAATTTTCTTGAATACAATTTTGTATTCTTCGTGATATTTTAAATTTCGAATATGTGTATCTGAAATGTGTGCAAAAGTAGTCATGTGTCCTCCGTCTTACTTCTTTATAGTAATATAACCCATGTTATACAAGTTGTCAAGCGTAAAATCTAATTTATAAAAAATCAGTATCTCGCAGACGATGTTTTTCATGTAGGCAGAATTACCAGTTATAATTCTCATTTCAAGTCCCCAGTTTTCATTTATAAATGCATGACAAGCCTCCTCAGCTTGCCAATGATGGAGATGATGGAGATCAAGCGTCTTCACTCTTTTTCCAAATTGGAAGGGATTTTAGCTTTAGAGATAGTTAAAATACGTCTGTAGGATTCAATAATATTATTGTAATCTTCTTTAGAGGCATTGCGCTCTAAGAAACTATGTAAGCTTTCATACGTATGCGTGTCTTCTATTTCAATAGGGGCAAAAAGTCCCGACAGCAAACCTAATGCCTCATCGGGAGTAGTGGCAACGAAGACATTCGTAGCTTTGTGTTTGACCCCTTTAGTGTGCAAAAAAGTATAACCTTGAGTGGAGAATGTAGCAACTAGAAGCTGTGTTCTGTGCATCCCTTTTAGTTCGCCGGGCTCGGCCGAATGATAAGCAAATTTAAGCCAGGGAAGATTCCCCACCATCCAATCCACTTGAACATACTGGCTTAATTGTCCATATTGATCGAACTGCGGAAACATTGTAAAAAGATTGCCGTTAGTTGTTTTCTCATTAGCAACATGAACAATCCCTTCGCTTACAATGGGATAGGCAAGCAATTTTAAAAAAGCTTTCCATTTGCACATTTCTTCGGTAGAGGTACGTGCCCTGCTGCTAAACTTTTTGTGTAAAGCTTCCCATTCATCATAATTAATCCGATAGGCTCTTATCTCGCCTTCATTGAAAGGTTCTCCATCAAAGAAGTGTTCAAAGTCAATAGCTAAATCTAAATCTCCCGAGATTTCTTTTGTTCCTGCACTTCCGACAGGATAGAAATTCCTGAATACATGGGCTTTTCTAGGAAACACTATTCCTAAATGCGTCATGTATTGCTGTAGTGTTGGTCTGATATGTTGGCGACTTATTGGACTCGCGTAATCCTTAAAAATATTTCCACCCATGTTGTCCTCCTATAGGTTGCGTAATTGTTTTTCGAGGAAATACATATCGCTATCTATTGCCTCGGCTGTATTTAATTTTTCTTGAAACACTTTTTGAGACATTGAACCAATGTCTTCATAGCTTCCAATGTTTAATTTTCTAATTTCTAAATCGTATTTCATTAAAGATTTGATAATCCACTGGGCTTTCTTTTCCGCATCTGGATCTAGCGCAATGTAGACAGGTGTGTCATGAAGCGCTATAGCTTGGAAAAGTTTTGAATCCTCTCGAAGCGTAGACCCAAGAATTGGAATTGCGTTTTCCCCAGCGACGATGGCATCGAATGCTCCTTCCACTAGAATTATGGGCTCATCCCAATCAATGTTAAGTTCATTGAAGATAATGTCTCTTCCACAGGGTGGGTTAAGATACCGGCGATAATGCCCAACATATGAGCGAGCAATAAAATAGTTACAATTTCCGTCGTTGTTAAACGAAGGGATAATAATCCTTCCTCCATATTTTCCTCCTTGGCAATAGCCAATTTTCCATTTTAAAATTTCTTTTTTTGTTATTCCGCGACTGTGCAAGTAGCTTACGGCACCTCGGGATCGCAAAGGCAAATGCTTATTGCACAACGAGACAAATTGCGGAGGCAAGTCTATCACTTGTTTTTCCTCGATGTCATTCATTTCATTAAAAAAGCTATCGAATTCTGTGAGATCTAATCGACCCTGAAGCTCCAGATACTTTTGTCTTTGCTTGTAGTTCCCAAACTTGCGAACAATCCGATAGATGTTCTTTCCTCTCGCATCGCACACCCAACATTTGAAAGAGTTGATCGAAAAATTGATCGACATCTTTTTCTTGTGGTGTTCACAATACGGGCATGAAAATAAGTATTCATCTCCCGCACGGCGATAAGAGCCGAGTATGTCGGTTATTATCTTTCGTTTATCACTCATGTTGTCCTCTCAATTATAATATAACATAGCGAGGCAGTTTGTCAAGTATTTTCTAAAATTAAAACTCAACTCCGAAAACTTTTTCGA